AAAAAAACAATTTTATAGGTATTATTGACCATGAAAGAATTTATCCCGGTGTTCCATTATAATTACCACCCACTAATCCCATTTGTTTGAATAAAAGTTCTATATTTTTTTGTTTATCTGGTCCTGTAAACCAATTTGTGACTTCTGTTGCAACCAGTTGTTTTTGGTCCGCATTCAAAGTATTATCTCCTTTTACTTCTATTGTAAGAGGTTTAGTGAAAGTAATATCATTTTGATTTACGTTGTTAACATTATTTGTTGCCATATTAACATTACTTGTATTAACATTGGATGCGGTTGTAATATTTTTTGGGATAATACTTTGGATACCCTGAAAAATACTTTTAAAATCAATACCCCCTAACATATTTTCAAGTGAATTTTTAAGATCCTCAAACGTGGAAACTACTGACCCTGGGACTAGTGCCGAAATTATTTGTCCTGCGGCTTTTATAAATTCATCCGTATTTTCTCTATAAAATTTTGTTTCATTGAAAGGTTTGGTTGCGGCTATGTCTGTCATACTAACTGCACCTTGCATAGTGTTTTGAAAGAGTCCCTGTAAAGTGGGACTTGTTGCCACTCCATATTTTGCGGCAGCCAACATACTATTTAAATTACTTTCGATTCTTTTAACATAGTCCAATTGGTTTCTTGCAATATCTTCCATTGATCCTTGGATGTCAGTCTGTTTTTTTAACTGATTAATGTCCTCCGAAGATAAATCTTCTAACGCCTTCGAGATGTATCTACCTGTACCCGCACCTGTGGCATCCGTTTGTTCAACTTGTACAAATGCCCTTCCCTCAAATTGAGACCCTTTTTCTCCAATTTGGGAAATTGTAGCAAGAAACTCCTTATCTTCTTTGGATGCCAAATCAGACGGAAACTTTAACTGTTTTAACTTATAATCAAAATTAGCGGCGTTAATTGCCATTTTTTGAAGTTGACCATTTGAATAACCAAATGCAGCACCTATTTCATTTAGTCTTCTTTTTGCCCCTGGTAAAATTTCAAATTGATTGTTTGCTGTGTTGAATTTAACAAATTCTTTTGTCATGTTGACAATTTGATTTTGTAATTCAGTAGGATCATTTTGTGCTAAATCCATTAACCTTAATGGATCTAGAAGATCACTAGTTGTAACACCAAGTCTTTGAAGTGCCGAAGATAATTCAATTGCCCCCTCAGGATTAAAAACTTTATCAACAGTAGAGAAGATACTATTCATATCAATACCTAATCTTGATGCCTGGGCCGCCATTTTTGCCAAACCTACTACCCCATTGTTGAAGTTGTAGAGGTTCATTTTATCTAAGTTTGATGTTACCAGGTCCGATACTGCCTTGGTTGTGATACCAGCATTTCTAGCGGTTTCAACGACTTTCAACATTCTGTCATCTATGTCACCTAGTGATACACCAACATCCCTAAATGAGGTCGCTAATTTTCCTTGTTCTACACCTGTAACTTTCGCGGTAGCGGCAAAACTAACCAAAGTATCCCCAGCAATAGACATATTAGTATCAAATGACTCCGCTAAAGTTTTAATTGTTTGACCAGCATCTCCAACACTTCCTCCAAATGCAATAAATCCAGGTATTGCGTCTGTTAGGGTTTGGGTAAGTTCACCCGCCTTATCTTTTGAAACACCGAACGCCCTAACTAACCTTGATGCCTCTTTGTCAAGATTTATCTGAGTTTTGAATATCTCAATTGGATTAATTATGGATACTAGTTGATTACCTACATTTGTTAAGGTATCTGTAATAAAACTAAATGACAGTTTCATTTCGTTGATAGTCTTATCTAAATCCAGAAAGGAAGCATTCAATGCGGAGGTTGCATCTGCAACCTTACCTACACTTTCTTCACTATCCCCAGGGTCAAGTATATTCCCAGAATTTGGTTTGTTGGAGGGCATTAATTATTCTTTTAAAATAAATACAAATTATGTGGGTTTTGAATCTTCAATTAACTTGTTCATCAAAAATTTTCTGACATATATGGGCATTCTCAGATAATCCCAATAGGGTAAATTTAATTTTTGTGCAAGGTAATAATACTCTTGGAGCGAGTTTTGAATGTAATCAGAAGAAAGGCCGAAAAAATTCAACCCCAAAGGTAATATTCACTACTACCTTTTCTCCAGACGGGGCTAAAACTTCTCTTAATAGATCTAATCTAGGTTCATTATCGTACATAAATTTTTTCAAAAACTTAGAGTCCATTATTGGCATGTTCTGAACAAATTTTTCTATAGATACTCTATCGTCTGTACCGTCTATTTCTACTATTTGTTTACTAAGTTTAAGAGTAGCGGTCGGAGCAACAACATTTTTTGGGTAGGACTGTAAAATAGAATCGACCTCCAAAGAATCTTTCAAACTTAAAAGTTTATATTTAACGACAGATTGTGTTTTGGGTAATGTGACTACAAAATGACCATCTTTATCGGGTTGTGCGGTTGTTTTTCTAACATCTAATTGGTCCAAGAAAATTACTGTTTCAAAATCTTTATCGGTTTTGGGATCAGTTAAAATCAAATTATATTCAGGTCCAAAAGAGGTGTTACGTAAAAAAATTAATAGGGCCTCAATGTCTCCATCAAGTAATTCCTCAGGTCTTAGATCTGGTTCATATAACTTTGACCTTAACAAAGGAAGAACAATTGTTTCTTTAATTGTTTTTCTTTCATTAATATTTGCAAGTAAGTTTTCATCAGATGCGGTTAAGTAACCTAATTTTACCGTCTTTTTTTTTGATTTATAAAATAACCCTCCAGATGGTAGTGACACCACATCATGAGGTAAATTAAAATCCATTTGACCATATTTTTGAGAATCTTCCATTTTCTTTTTATTTTAAATATAACTTGTATAAAATTTTAGTCAACAAAAAACCCCAACAAATTAATGATGGGGTCAGTGACTTTATTTTGAAACCATTAATAAACTAAAACACATCTATCCATTTGGATGTTTGCCGTAATATCGGCTAAAGCATCTTGAGAATAACTCAATGAACCAAAGTTTACACTTGTCATAAATGCACCCTCTAAAATCCATTTTTCTACAACAACTCCAGTTGGGTCTAACATCTCCAAATCAACATTTTTCTTATAACCAGCAGCATAACCCATACGACCTGTAACTGATTCAGCACATAAACGAACCCATTCCATCAATGCTTGAGATGCTGATGGTCCGATTGGATCTCTGAATTTAACAGAAATAGCGTCCCAAGTAAATCTACCCGCAACAAATGTGGATGTATTCAAGAATTGAATTTCAGTTGAACCGATTTTAATTGAAGGTCTAGATGCACTTTCAACAAACCATTCATTAATACCCAAAGAGGTTGGAAATCTTAAGATGAACCGGTTCTGTCTTTTTGGTTCATAAGGAACCGGCATCTTCATTAACAAATCAGCCATAATTTTTTAATTTTTTTAATTTAGTTTATTAATTTTACTATAAATACGACAAAAAAATTTTTTTTCTATTTACTTTTATTTTTTGTTTAATAATATGCTATATATAAGAGCATATTAATAATTATTAATTATAATTTTATTAGTTTTATTATTTGAATTATCGTATATAACAAAATGAATATTTGGATAAATAAATAATAATTCTTTTTTAATATAATCTATAATATCGTTAACCAATTCTTTATCGTCTTCTGAATAACCAAATGAAATTTTGTTTAAATCTGGATTATTACTTCTATAAATATCATTTAATATTTTTTTTATAAAATCTTTTATTGCAATTTTTTTCCCTAGTTTTGGATTTAATGCAGTATTATTAATTTCAGATTTAAAAGAATTGGCAAAATCCTCTGATGAGACTGTATAATATGATACCTTATCGTTGAGGTAAAAATCGATTATTTTATCATCAAGGTCATTAAACAAAGAATTTAAAAATTTCAGATCATATTTTTTCTCATAAAAATAAGATTTTTGTATATTACTGACCATTATTTTTCTTTCTTCTTGTGTGAAAGTTCTTTCAATAAGTAACTTAACCCCCATTTTTAAGTCGTTAGGTTTGTGACCTCTAGCGGTGTTTATTGCAACTGGATTCGCATAAATCAAAGATTCTTTAAATTTCAAGAAACTTGGTCCGAATAATTTATTTTCTATACAATAATTTAGATCATTAATAAAAGGTTCTGTTTCTCTAAAATTTTTAAAAGCCAACTCAATTTTGTTTTTGTAAGGTCGGTAATCAGAATTTAACCTAACTTCAGAAAATTCTAACGTTGATACCCAGACCTCAACCCATTTTTTATCAACCTTTTTTTCCATTCTTATTTTGGTTGGCATAAATAAAAGATTATCATCCCAATCATTCATATACATTCTTAACTTTCCTGGTAACCAGTTCATAACTTTTTTTTGCTAAATTACAAACTATTTTATTAATTAACAAAAAAACCCCCATATTTCTATGAGGGTTTAAGTTAGAATCTAGAATTATATTAAATATCCTCAAACGATGCTCCTGTAGGAGTAATGTAGAAGGTGATATCAATAAATTCTAATGAACGTGTAGGTTTAATAAATATCTTACCTGTCATTTGATTTCTATCTAAGTCTGCAACATCATTAGAAACCGTAACTCTAAAGTCATATAAACCTCTGTCTCTACGAATTGCATCTAAGATAGGATTAACAGAATTAAGGAAGTCTTGACGAACTTGTGCATCATTCTGATCAAACAACAATCTTACAGATACTGCTGAAATTAACTTACGTGCTTGTAATAATAATCGTCTAACGTTAATTCTATCAAGAGCAGATTCTCTAATTTGAAGAGTTTTGTTACCCCAAATTACTGTACCTACATCTGAGAAGGTTGCAATTGGGTTGATTCTTCCTGTGTATAGAGTATCTCTATCTTCCTGTGTCAGTTTTTTACGTGCCTTTATTGAGTTTACAATACCACGAGTGTACCCAGCCGCTGCAAACCAAGGGAATGCGATGTTATCAGTTAATGCTAAGTTTCGAGTAACCTCCGCTGTAGCCGGAATATAGATTTGTGTATTGTTTACTGTATCTCTTGTAAGAACCCACGGATAGTAAGTTGCGGTGTAGTTAGAATCAATTCCTGATTGTTCAAGATTATCTACAGCCTCTTGTGGGTAAATCAAACCATCTATACCAGTTGTTGTAGGTAGGAACATATTGTAGTCAGGAGTAGTTGTTATATAAAGTGAGTCGGCTCTTTCGTTTTCAATCATTTCAATTGTTGCTTCAACCAAATTACTGTTATTTACATAATCAATTCCAGGACTCACAAACACGTTAATATTAACTGATTCCGGGTTTGCAAAAGTTCTGATACCTAACAAGTATGCATAATAGTCAGTGTTCGCCCAATCCATCGTCCCATCTCCTAAAGAGATTTGTTTGAACGCTCCCCAACCAATTGCATTTGGATATCGGTTATCAGGACAAGCCCCATTCAGATAACCTGATGCCCCTAATACA